AAATATGACCAATACGAGGAAGTTAAAGCTAAAAACGACTAGCATATTTAATAAGAATCTTACTGCTAACACAGATATAGTTGTAAATAGAGGTGGTACAAGGTCTAGTAAAACATATTCTTTATGTCAGTTAATGTGCTTTAAATTAATATCTGAGCCAAATAAAAGAATAATTATAGCACGTAAAACATTTCCTAGTTTAAGACATTCGGTATTAAAAGATATGATAACAATGCTTAAAGAATTAGGAATATACGATTTAGGTCATCATAATAAATCAGAACATACTTTTACATATAATCATACACAGTCGCAATTAATATTTCTTAGTGTGGATGATGCACATAAAGTCAGAGGATTAGAATCTAATTACGTATGGCTTAATGAAGCGGATGCCTTTACGTTTGAGGATTTTAATCAGTTGTATTTGCGTTTATCACGTAAATCAGAGGACAATAAAATGAATCAGATTTATTTGGATTTTAATCCATCCGATATGTATTGTTGGATAAAAACACAAATAGAAGATAAAGGTAGAGCAAAAATAATACAATCCAATTACACCAATAATACATTTTTGGATGTTAAAACCGTACAAAGGATTGAATACATGAAAGAAAACGACCCTAACTTTTGGCGCATTTATGGCATGGGTGAGTGGGGCGAGATAAAAGGATTAATATATAATAATTGGGAAGCTGTAAACGATTTACCATTACAATATGATTGGAGATTTATGGGATTAGACTTTGGTTTTACCAACGACCCTAGTGCGTTAATAGAAATAAGAAAGGAAGGTCAATATATATATGTTAATGAATTAATTTATGAAACTGGACTTACCAATTTAGACCTTATAGATAAAATGGTAGGGATTGGTATTACAAATGTTACAATATACGCTGACTCCGCAGAGCCAAAGAGTATCGCAGAAATTAATAAACAGTCAATGGCTAGGGCAGCTAAAATAAGGCTAGTGCCTACAACGAAAGGCAGAGATAGCGTAAAGCATGGCATTAATATAGTACAACAACAAAAGCTAAAAATTACCAATAACAGCCACAATCTACAAAAGGAAATAAGAAACTATAAATGGCAAGAGAAGAATGGAGAGTTGGTAAATGCACCTATAAATGCACAAGGTGACCACGCTTTAGATGCTTTAAGATATGCTATTACTGGTGCAATTGGTATGCGTAAGTCGGTACGTGCCTTTGCATAAAAACTAACTAAATAGTATTTTTTTACTGTTAAATTTTATTAACTGATGTCTTTTGGTTATATTTACAATATCAATCACAATTAAATTATAAGATTATGAAAAATCAAGAAAACATCCACACAGTAACAACAGCAGAATTTGAGGTTTTAAAAGCATTATCAAGCATGATGTATGCGGAATATGGATATTCTGATATTAATTTACCACAATTGGTAAAAAACCTTGATAAAAAGTATAAAGGAACAAAAACGGTTGATGTTAAAAAACTAAGAGGCACATTAGGGAGCTTGGCTAAGAAAAACCTAATTACGGTTTTTGACCATTCATACGATTATGTAAATGGAACAATCACAAAGGAAGATAAATTGCAATACACAGAATATTATTTGAAGGAACATATTTGCGGAATGGTTGATATTTGGAAGGAAGAAGCCATTGAATATGGTTATGGTACTCCTACATTTATCGTTCAATAAAAATTAAAATATACTTTTTAACCCTCAATTCTAACGAGTTGGGGGTTTTTTTATTTTTTGTATATTTACGAAATGAACAAGCGTTCTAAGAAAGGGCAACAAATGCACAAAAGGATAATTAAGACTTATCAAATTATGGCAGAGTCTAAAGAGCATAAATGTACTGGTTGTGGTAGATATGCAAATGAAGTTCCTTTATCGCATAGTCATATAATACCACGTTCAAGAAGGGCAGACCTTGCAGCAACATACGAGAACATAACATATCATTGTATGTCAATGGGAGAAAATATTGGATGTCACGATGTGTGGGATAATGGCAATCCAGAGGAAAAACAAATGCTGCTGGATTATGCTGAAAATATGGACTATATTAGAAAAGCAGATAAGGAGTATTATAACCTACTGAAACTAAAGGAGATAAATTTTCGTATATGACAATATATTTTGAATCAATATGCAAGGGGGAACTAGAAATACACAAGAATCAGAAGGGGGAAATAATTTACCAAAGGATATGGCAATAATAACAGTAGAAACAAATTTAGGAACTATTAGAATACTATAAATTAAACAAAATGGCTAAAACAAAAGCAACAAAAGCAAAAGAAGCAGTCAAAGAAGCTGCTGAAGAAATAAAACAAGACCTAACGGCAGAATACAAAGCTATGTGTGATGAATTAGGTAAAAAGTCTGCTGAATTTCAAAGAGCAAGTAAGGTCAGCGCAGCAAAACACCTTAGAAACGCTATACGTGCCATTAGATTCGTTATTGACGAGTTGGAAGGGTAATATGTTAACATTTAAAATAAAAGGCACAGAGCAGAGTTTTGACGTACCTAACGATTGGAAAGAAATAACAATTGAAAGATACATAAGGTATGTTGATGAATTAAAGAAATTGGATGATGTCATAGAAGACAATGTTAATTTTTATGAATTAATTACCAAATACAGACAATCTTTTAATAATATATTCCAAGCCTATACTGGTATAGATAAGTCTATAATAGATAAATTAAGCGCAGATGCAGTATTTTCTATTTATGGCACAATGATGGAAAACACAAAACCACCAGAGCCAAAAAAAATAAAGTCTTTTAGATTTAAAAATAAAACATATTACTTGCCAAAGTCTAAAGTAGATTATTTTGGTAATCAAGTAGATATGTCTGAAGCCACTTTTGGAGAGGTTGTCGAAGCTATGCAAGTGCAAGAGATGTCACAAACATTTATTGATAATAACTTTAAAGCATTACCATATCAAATAGCTATATTATGTAGACCAAAAAATGAGGATTATAATGACCAAAAGGTAAGTGAACGAGCAAAACTATTTAATCAATTACCTATGTCCATTGTTTGGCAAATTTCTTTTTTTTTGATAAGGCAAAAAATAGAATCTTTCAAACATATCCAGCAATCTTTAGGACAGACACAGAGCAAGGCGCAAATCATAATAGATTAACCAAATACGGTTGGTATAATGTCCTTTATATGGCTGCTGATGGTAATTTAAAAACTATGAAATTATTAGAGGAATCAAAAGTTGATGAGGTAATGACATTAATAAATTACAAAATTGATTATCAAAAGGAACATTTTAAAAAATAATACGTATAAAAAATTATGGCTGATTTTAAGGATATAGTAACAGAAATTGAAACCATTGCCAATGCACAAAATGGTATTAATTCTTTTAAGTATGGCAACCCAATAGAAATAAATGAATCTAGGCAGAAAACTAAGCCTATGTTAATGTTGCATAAACAACGCAGAGCAACATACAATGAATTTGAAAAACCTATTAAAACGTATGAATGTACAATAGGAATATACGATACATACTTACAAAGCCAAAGAGCAACAAAAGATTATAGTGTAAAACAACAAGACTTAGAAAATCTAATGGAACATTTTTTAAGAGAGTTTAGAAAAAGAAGTCATGGATTGACTGCACAAGTAACAAGTGTGCAAGATTGGTTTATGTTAGAAAGAGTGACAACAGAATTAATAGAAGTCTTAGGCTCAGATAGTTTAGTAGGAATAGAAGCAACAATTACAATACAAGTCGCTAGTGATTGCGATACTGGAACTTTTAGTTATTAATGGAAACTGACGTAATAAGAGTAGGATTAGATAAATTAGGTAAGGAACTTATAAAAGAGTTTGCCAATGAACTTATAACACAAGGGCATAAATTAACTGGTAGTCTTATTAATTCCTTACGG